ATGATAGAGAAGGATAGTAAGAAGATCATCAAGAAGCTTACGGAGCAAGGGTTCACAGTGATCTCCCAGAAAGGGTCTCATGTGAAAATGCGCAAAGGCGAGCGGACAGTGATCATACCACACCCCAAGCGGGACCTGCCTACCGGCACAGCCCGTAACATAGCAAAGCAAGCGGGCTGGATCTGATCCAGCCCGCAGGCATCGGGAGGTGGAAACTTGCCGTTCAGCGAAGACCGAAATCAGAAATCAGAAAAGAGACACAAGCATGCACTACATCGCAATAATCCATCATGATCCGGGGAGCGCATATGGCGTCAGCTTCCCCGACGTACCCGACTGCTTTGCCGCAGCAGACGACGAGAAGGATGTCTTGAAGAATGCGATCGCCGCTTTGGATGACTATTTTGCCGATGGTCATCCATTGCCCGCTCCTCGCAGCATCGAGGACATTCGCGCAGAGGTCGCTGAGGATCTCGCCGAAGGGGCCTATCTGATCTTGGTGCCGCTGATCCCGCGCCCTACCAAGTCGGAGCGGGTCAACCTGAGCTTGGATCGAGGGCTTCTGCAGGCGATCGACGAGGCGGCAGACCTGGTTGGCCTCAACCGCTCTGCCTTCATCGCAATGGCGGCCCGGAAAGAGATCGAGCGAGATCAGGCCGCATAGTCGACAGCTAGAAGGGCGTGATCTCGCCCTTCTAGGCATCCACCTGAAAGCTGAGCAACTGGAACCGGATGGTATGTTTCATCGCCTATGGAAAAAGATCATCATGACCAAGCCTCTTGAATATGTGGTCGCCTTGGCCTCCGTCGCGTCCGCAGTGTTTGTTGGGTATCAGGCCCTGCTCTTTAGGTGGGCCGTCGACGATCCTTACCTCACAAACCTTCAAATCAGACAACTTGATGCGTGCGAAGAATTCGCCATAGCTCACACTGCGTGGGTTTATCCCGTTGGCTTGCCGTCAATAGTTGCGAGAACTACGTATGAGATGGGCGATCCAACTATGGTTACGGTCTTCCCAAGGGAAAACTTCACTAGAAAAGAAGTTGAAGAGGAGTACACATCGGCTCTGTCATCTCGGGCGGACGATGTGGGAGCCGCAATAATAAGACTTAGAGTTTTCGCCGGGCCAGGCGAAATGAAACTCGACGCCGTAAGCGCCGCTTTGACCTACGACTACTTAACGCGTCTAGATAAAATGAACACTTGGCTCGATCTTGCGATTCGCGAACCAATGAAAGAGCAGGATTTCCAAGAACAACTCTCAGTCTCAAAGCTGGAAGAAAACCCAACGCGGAATGGACAGAGAGTTTCTTCCTACGAGGAAGAGGCAGAACCGATCTTCGAAAGATGCCGGTCACTCATGAAAGGGGAGCTGCCCGGGCTATTTTAACTCTAGGCAGTACATCCGGACCAACCGCAACAAAGCGAAAGAGCCGCCCGGCAATGATGAATGCAGGGGCATGTGTCCGGGCGGCAAGTCGAGGGTCGATCGGATAGGGACCCTTTTGCCTGATACTCGGGGGAGAACCAGGCATCTCAAGCCTAACGGCGCCTCCAATCGTGAACAAGCGAACCCTTGGCACCGCTTGGATTGCAGCTATTTTCCGCCGTCATGCGCGTCCTCTCGATCACCTGCTACTGTGGCCACACCGCGTCCGTCGAATGGCCAGACGGGCGATCGACCCTTAGGGACTATGTGCTGCCCCGCGCCAGGTGCAGGCGCTGCAGGCGGATCGGGGCCGAGGACATGCGGGTGGTCTGGATCGCAGAGGAATCGCTCGGGGCGGCCCGGCTCCGCGATGCGAGCGACGACTCCACCTAGATCAAAAAGCTTCACACTATAAGCAGAATCGCTTTAGCGTCCCCTGCGGAGATACTTGGGGGATATTATGCTTAGATTTCTTCTGGCTGCGCTGCTGGCGCTGCCATTGTCTGCCAATGCGGCAACACTGATTGTGCAGGATGGCCTGCTTTATGGCGCAAACGATGTCGATGTAGACGGGACGCTGTTTGACGTTCGGTTTGAGAACGGGACTTGCTCCGAATTCTACAATGGCTGTGACGAGCTATCCGACATTCCCCTGAACGCGTATTCGGCGGTGAGTGCACTTATCGGCCAAGTCTTGATCGATGGACCTCTCGGCCTGTTTGATGCGTTCCCAAAACTGGCCAACATCTGCGTAAGTAATCGAGCAGCCTGCATCTTTTCTATGCCGTTCGTAGACCAGTACTATAGCACACTGGGGCTAATCGAGTTTTACAACGCTCCAGAGTTGCCAAATCCCGACTGGTATCTTGACCCGTGGGGAAACGAGACAGCGGCCAGCGGCGGCTACCCTGGCATTTCGCCAGAGACACCCGTCAATCTCAAGTGGACCCTGTCGTCAGAGCGGGTAACGCAGGTGCCCCTGCCCGCAACCGCCCTTCTGCTAATGGCTGGGCTCGGGGTTCTCGGCGGGCTGCGGCGTCGCAACGCACATTAGCCCGCCGCATGACGGCTCAGGCAGGCTCCAGCGCCCCGATCGAGGCGGTGGAGCCGCGCACAACGCCCAGCACATCATCATACGCAATGAGCTCGCCAGACGCCGCACCATTGGCCGCGGATTCCTCCTCGGGCACCATTTCGATCCACGAGCCAGCTGGCGTCTCGAAACTGTCATCGAGGACGAAATTTGCTGGGTCTCTTTGTCCCTTGCAGCGCGGCGGCCAAAGCTCCGTCGAAGTTACCGGATCGTAAGTGGTGATCGGAATCGGCATGTTGGGCTGGTGCTCAAGGTTGTTGGCGATCACAACGTTGGTGAACTCGCCCTCTCCCGTAGCCTCTGCGCGATAGAACGGAACGGTATCTGGGCCACCGGACCACTGCTGAGCCTTTGTCCTCATGAAGCCAAAAGTGCAGCTGTAGATCTCGATTGGCGCATCCAGCTCAGCCTCGGGAACAGCGACGCCACCATCATCCAGAACTCGCCCAACCACGAATGCCCATGTGTCATTTGCATAGTATTGCACCGCCGGGATAACCGCCGACATGTTGCGCACCGTCAGCCCCGAGAGGCCCGCGAGGACAGCTCCCCTCGTGGAATACGCCCCCAAGCCGCGAACGCCGTCCACCACGATGTTGTGCGCGCCCGAACCGATCCCGTTCCCGGCATTGCCCCCGATGTCGATCAGATAGTAGCCGAACTCCATGACGCAGGAATGCACGTTGCAGATCGAGCCCCCTGCTTTGGGGGAGTTCTGCACCTTGATGCAGGGCTGCCGCCAATCGAGGTGGAAGAAGTCGCAAGCCGCGATGTACTGGTTCTGGCCATGGTCGTAGCGGATCAATGCTTTGGACGCGCCCCCAGCGAAATCCGGATACCCCGGCACGGTGTTGTCATAGGTCAGGTAGGTCGTTGGAGCATCGACGTTCTCAGCCATGCCGCATCCGGAGAAGCCGAGCGAAGAATACTGGTGCTCGCTTGCCCCACCGATGAACGGGTACTCGCCCCCGAAATCCTCGAACAAGCAGTCGTTGACGTGACAGTGCACTTTCCCAGCGAACCCGCCGACATTGAAACCGATGGTCGAGCGCTGGAACCCTTTGAAGGTGCAGTCGTCAATCAGCATGTCCGTGTATTTCTGGATCAGGATGGCATTCACGGAAATGCCATCCAAATCCGGAGAGTCACGCGGCGCTACAGCTGTCGTCGTCGGGTCAAAGTTCCCCACGAAGTTGAGCCCATAGATACGCACTTCGGGGATGAACGCCCCGCCCAGGCCCCCATAGCGACCGTAGAAGTAGATGGCCCGCGCCCAGATCTCCGCCGCATCGTCGGTGTCTGTCTTGGCATTCATCTTGGGGCGGTCACCGGAACCATAGGCACCGAGCGAGAGCAGATAGGGCGCATCGTCATCCATGAACATGTCGCTCGTGAACTCAGCCCCTCGCTTGAACAGGAAGCGGATCGGGGTCGTCGTCTTGTCGACCGGCTCATAGGTGCTGATGAACGCCTCGTTGATCAGGTCAGCATTGGCCGGCACGTGTCCGGCGGGAGCCCCTGTGAAATCACTGTCTCCGACCGGATTGACACAGATCGTCTGCGAACCTGGAAATATCGTGTCGGCATCGTAGACCGTTTTCTCCCTTGCCTCGGCCATGAAGTACTCGCCGGTCAGCTGGTCGATCACCATGCATTGGATTGTGTAGGTGCCAGGCTGCTTGTAGACGTGCTTGACGAACGGGCCCCTTGCAACGTTTGCGTTGCGCCACGCCGCCAACAGGCGCTCTGGCTTGTCGAAGGTTGCCCCTTCGTCCCCGAAGTCCCAGAGGAACAAGAGCCGATGCAGGCGCGCGTCGTAAGGTGTGTCCTGGGGACCGAGGATCCCATAGGGCTCGCCCTCGGGAACCGCCCAGAACCGCACGGTATCAGGCGCGGCCTTCAGGGAAGTCTCATCCATGTAGATCGAGACCGTGCCGCTGACAGGGGAAACTGCGGTGAGAAGAAGCCGGGCCATTAGAGATTACCTCCTCGGATGGCAGTCATGGTGGAAGCGGCAGTCACGCCCGAGTTGCTGAGCGCGTAGACCCCAATCCCGCCGGCGCTGTGAGCGGAATCGGTGTAGGTCCCCTTCAGAACCCAGCCAGAGCCTTCGTCGACATAGACGCGAATGGTCGTGCCTTCTGCCTCGGCTCTCACCTTCGAGCCCTCTACGAAGGTGTTTGCCATGATATCGGCAATGACGGTGGGGCTGGCACCGCCGACGCGCTTCAGGAGACCGAGCCAATTGCCCTGGGTCCTGATCCAGTAGAAGTTATCAGCATCGGTGCACCGGAACATGGCACCGAGAAGGCGGGCCGTCCCAGCGCCGACGGAACCGTTATCGAACTCGACATACTGATCGTTTTCGAACGCCTCGATGCGCTTCACGTACTGCGAGCCGAGCGTGTCGAGAGGGGCCATTCCGAGGGCGCCATCATTGACGACCAGGCGAGCGGTGTTCAGCGTTCGAAGGTTGTCCCAGTTCGCGTCACTGTCGATCTGTGTCCCATTGGCCTGACCGAACAGCTCCTCGAAGACCTGCGTCGGTCCTCCGGCGGTCACGACGACGTCGGAGTAGGTCAACCAGACTTCCTCGCCGAACTCGTCGATGTAGTAGATCGTCGGCTGATAGGTCGAGGCTGCAAGGGCTGCCGTAGTGCCAGCGAAGGCCACCCCAGCCTCTCCGGTCCCGGTCAGGGTAAGCGTCGCGCCAGAGCCGCTGGCAATCTGTTCGTCGGTCGGATTGGTCCCGTCAGGGAAAAAGGAGACGCGGGTCGTACCAGCCTGGTCTGGTGTGAAAGAGTAGGTCGCCTTCGCGGAGGCATCAGCGAAGCTCACTGCCGACAGGTTCGGGTCGGTGGTGTCGATCTCGATCGGACCGGCGCTTACGACGTCGGCGTCGATCCCATATGGCGGAAGGAACCAGAAGCGATACTCGACCGGGTCCACGTTGTCGCCGAGACCATCAGGGACCACGACAGGAATGGCCGAACCGTCGGTGGTGATACCGACATCATCAAGCGCGGAGTAGCCGCCAGCATCGGCCCCACCACCTGAGGTCGCACCGAAGAGGGCAGCACCTGGCGTGGCAGTCCCGGCGAGACCGAGCAGGACTTTCCAGGTCGCATCCTGATCCGTGGAATACTCCATCGGGATATCGCCATCGGACTGCTGCGGACCAAGAAGACTTACCGTCATCGTAGCAACGGTCAGCACCTCGAGCGAGTAGCCGGACGACGCGGCACCGCCAGAGTTCGTTGCCGTGACCAGCACGACAGCAGTCGCTTTGAGATCCGTTGTGTCGGTGGTGACCACCCCCGAGCCGCTGTTGATCGAGACCCCGGAGACGGTACCTACCGCGAAGGTCAGACCGCCGCCGGTGAAATCCACGCTCGCATCATAGGTCCGGTTGCCCGAACCCTGGCCATAGGTCTGATCCTCGAGCGCGCCCGCAGCGACGGGCGGAGCATACCGCACGACATAAGCCGGGCTGTTCTTCGCGCTGTAACCACCATCGGCAGGCGTGGCGCGGGCGTAGAGGTTGGTAAGGTCGTCACCAGTCACAGGCGTGTAGGAGGCGCTGGTGGCGCCGCTGATGGCCTCGCCGCCGGCATACCACTGCCATGCCACCGACGACGGCGTGTCGCCCGTCCAGCCGCTCGCCGACGCGGTCAGTTCGACGCCAATCTGCGCCGTCGCCCCATAGGTCGGGTTGGTGGTCAGGCCTGCGATCGAGACGGAGTAGTTGAGCCCCCCACCCCGCCGGGCGAACCGCCGCTTCGACTGAACGCCAAAGCTGCCGCCGCCGCGGCCGATCATGAAATCAGTCATGTGCGACATAGAGGTTCGCGCTCTTGCCGTTCTTGGGTTCAGCAAACAGCTGGTTCACCCCAGCAACCCCCGGGAACAGATCGGCGAGGGCTTCGTTGACGAGGATTTGCTTCGGGGGAAGGATGATGTATCCGACGCCCTCGACCGGCGCCGCCCCACCAATACTCGGGTAGAGCAAGACGTTGACCCCGGACTGGTTCTGGGCAGTGATGGAAACCACGTCGCCATCCGTAATCTTCTCCGGACCGTTGCCGTCGAGGTGCTGAATTTCGTTCTTTGCCATCGCTCAATCCTCTGATGGTTGGGTTCCCGGACCTCAGGTCCCGGGTACCAGGTGCTGCCAATTCGGGCAGGCCAGCGCGAACGCCGCGTAGCCTGCCTGGATTTCATCCCGGGTCTGCCGGGTGTCCGAGCGAGATCGGGTCGGGAGAGACTGCCCCCACTGCCGGCAGAGCTCGGCCTCCGTCCGGGTTTCGCCGTCAGTCGCGATAGCCGGCGTCGTCGTAGCGTCGCAGGCGGTCAGGCAGATCGCGCTCAACGCGATCGCGAATGTCGTCAGCCTTGTCATGGTCGCGCTCCTCTGCGCTGTTACGCTCCGCCTCGCGGCCCTTGGAACGCTGGCGGGCCCCATAGGCCCCGATCCCGAGCACCGCGGCGATCGCGGTGATGATCAGGGCCAGCAGATCCCCGGAGAGCGAGCTGATCACGTCCGTCCTCCGCGGGCCTTCGCGAACCGACTGGCCGCGAATGTTCCGGCAAAGGCTGCAACTCCGCCGAGAAGGGTGGCGACGCTCTCGAGGTGGAACGTCACCGTTCCGGCCTCTGGGTCGAACACAGCGAGCCCCTGCCCGGCCAGAACGCCGGCGGCGAGGTAGAGAAACATTCGGATGTAGAGCATGGTCAGGCCTCGTTTGTGGTGATGACGGTGTCGCCCGGCGTCAACCTCGGCAGGTAGATCGGCCGCACGGGGTAGGTTGCCGGCCAGCGGCACCCCTTCAGCTGCCTCAGCTTGGAGATCCTGCTTACGCTGACGGAATCGGACTGGTTGCCGCCCTCGGCGTACCAGTGGGTGTCATCCTCCCCGACGAGGAAGAAGACGTGACCACCGCCGTTCCGCTCGATCGAACAGACGGCACCGTAGGTTGGCGGGCTGTCGACCCCGAAGAGCCCCCAGTTCAGTGCCCAGTAGGGGTTCTGGCCGAGGGCGCCGGGGAACGGCTCATCGGGCAGCGCGATGCGAATACAGGTCTCGATGAAGTCACCGCACCAGGGAAGCTTGGCCGGATCACCGAGGGCACGGCCGTCGCTCTTGAGAAAGGCCTTCAGCCTCTCGTTATCGCGCCGCTCGTGCCAACCCATGACGCTGTCTGCCACTGCCATCCAAGGCAGCTTTGCCTCGGTGACGAGCTCGCGCTGCGCCATCCATGCGGCATCCAGGGCGCCGAGGGTGATCGGCCCAACATAGGGCCGGGCCCGCAGGCCCCTCGTGCGTTTGAATGCAACGATGGCGGCCGAGGTCAGCGGACCGCACACGCCATCGATCGGCCCCGGATTGAATCCGAGGTCGGCCAGCCGGGTCTGCACCCGGCGCCAGTCGATTTCCATGGAGTTACCCTTGTTTTCGCCGAAGCAGGTCGGTGAGGTAGGACGTCCAGATCGCGCCGTTCACGGCTGTGATCATCGGCATCCAAGTGAATGTTCTGGGCGTACGATAGTTGGCGAGCAGCTCGGCCTGCCCCGCTGCGTGAACGATGAGCCCGCCCGCCAGGAAGGCGAGCCAGACGCGCATCATCCCGTGGATGCCGATGCCCACCCGATACCGCAGCACGAGTGCCAGCAGCATCAGCGCCGAGATAGGCTCAACGATCAGAAGAGCCAGACTGAAGATCATTGCCCCTTCCCTCCTCTCGCATTGATCCGGAGAACTTCCTTTGCGAGCTCCACCATCCAGTCGGTGCTGCTCATGAGACGCGCGGAAAACTCGAGGATGAACCACACCGAGAAGCCGGCCACGGCCGAGCGTGCAAGCGTGTGGTCGAAGTCTTCCCCGGCCAGGCCGCCGAGAAACCAGAGGTCATCGACGATCGGGGAGAAGATCGCCCCCATCACGATGCCTATCCACAGGCGGTAGAAGGCATTCTTGGTGCCCGCCGGTGCCACCATGATCATCGAAGCGATGACCCCGAGCGCCGCGCCGAGCGCGCGCGCAATCCAGCGCGCCTCGTCGCCGAAGTAGTCATTCATGCTGAGTTCCTGTGAGTTTGTCTGCTCTTGGTTTTCGTTCAGAAGCGCGCGGCCAGGTCCACCACGGCCGTCGGCAGTGCCGGCCAGTTCGCGTCATCAGCAGGATCGTCCCCGGCGACGGCCATCGGCTCCCAGGCGGCGCGCATATCCTTGATCCACTGGACCGATGCCTGAAACGCCAGCTGCTCGGCGGGATCGAGGGCGCCGGACGCTGACGCCCCGATGATGTTCATTTGCGTGGCCTCGCTGGCGACAGCCAGGATGCGCCGGCGGCACTCGGCGCGGGCGACTTCCTTCCGGGCGTCGGTGTCCCGGGCAAGGCTCTCGGCCGAGCGGGAGAAACTGAGCGCGGTCATGCTGTCACCTCGAAGCGAAGGATTGGCGACTCGAGGAAGGGCGCCGGAGCATCAACCTCGATCTGATAGGTGCCCGGATCGGTCAGGCTGATCGTGACATCTTCCGCCTCGGTCGCGGTGTGCTCGCCCATCAGTTCGTTTCCGACCAGGTCGAAGGTCCGGATTTTCGTGCCTTCCGGACATGCCTCGATGAACACGGTGGTAGCATCCAGCAGCACAGGGATCGGGCCGTCAGGGCGCTGGGTGAGGTAGGGCAGCCCATCGGCCCTGATCTCGCGCCAGCAGCGGGTCGCCGTCAGGAGGTTCCACCTGAACTCGCAGATGACCTGTGTCGCCGGGTCGCTGAACTCGCTCGGGTGCACCGCGACCAGACTGCCTTCCGGGGCGGTCCGGTTCATTGCGACGGTGACGAAGTCGTTCTCATCCAGTGTGACGCTGCGCGGCATGCTCACCTCCTCGGCGAAGAGAGGACCGACAGGCCGATCCTGCGGACGTTGTCGCGGTCATAGGTGCCCTGGGAGACAGTGACGGTGTCCTCGACGTCGTAGGCATAGAAGCGCCAGCGTACGTCCTCGACGTCGTAATAGACCCGTTCCACCACGCCTTGCCGCTGCACCCATGCGTTCGTTTCGGCACTGCCGCTGTCGAAGATGGTGATCCAGCTGCCCCACGTCCCGCTGACCCTCGTGGCGTGCTGGATGATGTAGCCGGTCCGGCGAACATGATAGGTGAAGATGCCCCCAGCCTCGGTCGTCCATGCCTCCTGGTTTCGCACCTCCGCAGTTGCGCTGATGGTGAACAGGACGTCACCATTCGGGGCAACATAGTCACCGGGATTGGCATAGGAGACGAAGTTCTCGAATGTCTCGCTGAGCGTGATGACGGTCCCAAAGGCCTGCTCGACCAGCTGTACCGAGCCGTTGTTCCAGAAGGCGTCGCCGTCGGTTACCGCGCCCTCCTGAAGGCCGATCCGGTCAATGCTATCGGTGAAGATGGCATAGCCCGCGCTGGTGATCGCCCAGCCTTGTGTGCCGCGGTCGGTAATCACACCAGACCCGTCGATGGTCCCATCGAAGGCGGTCGACGTCAGGTCACCACCGAACACGGCGAGCCCGGCCGCCGAGAAGCTGATGGTGTCGATCTTGTCGACATCCACGGCGCCCGTCGCGATGTAGTCGCCGTCGATGATTGTGCGGCCATAGTTCGGGTTGAACCGGTCGTCGCCATCATAGGAGCAGATGACCACGTTCTCGCCGGTGTTGGCGACGGTCAGGTCGTTGGACGACTGCAGGGTGGTGCCGCCTCGGGTCCAGTAGATGTAATAGACCCCCGATCCGGGCGTATAGGTGTAGGTTCCGGCCGTGATGGTGCGAACGCTCTCCGTCCCGTTGTTGTCGATGTACTTGATCTTGCCGCTGGTCCAGCTGAGCACCTGACCGCTGCGCGAGAAGCTGATGCCGGTGATGTTCAGGCCGCGCAGGCCGATCTGGAGCTTGTTCGCCGTGACCGTCCCGGCCTGGATGTTGTTCGCGTCAAAAGTCCCGCCCGTGCCGTAGCGCCAGTTGGCAAGCGTGGTCGAACCCGAGATCGTGATCTTGCCAGGGTCGATCTTCGTCGCGCCGGCGTAGACGTTGATCCGGGCGCCGGGGTCATCGGCGCGCGCCTCGACCGTCGAGAGCGCGGTACCAGACACGAGGACAGATCCAGAGAGAGTGGTTCCGGCCGTCAGCTTTGCGGCACTCAGGTCCGAGATCTTGGCGTTCGTGATGATGGCGTTTGCGATCTGCGCGGTGCCCGTGATCACCGCGGTATCCGTGACCAGATGGTTGCTCCGGATCGTGCCATCGACGACCAGGTTGCCCGCGTTCTTCCGCCGCACCGCGATGCGACCGAAGTTGACTTGCGTCGCGGTGCCGTCGCCGCCCTTCACCAAGCGGATCCGCGCATAACGAAACTTGGCGCCGGTCCCGTCACCGTTGCTGTCCGATGGAACCGTCAGGCTGTTCTTTACCCGAGACACGCCAGTGGTTGTCGCCTCGAGACCCACAAAAGCGGTGGTGCCAGAGAAGTCCGGCGTGTTGCTCACCTGAAGCTGAAGCCGGGCGGCACCGGTCGTTCCGTTCTGGATACTGGCCGTGAAGTCGATCCAGAACTGCTCCCCTCTCGTACCGTCCGGCGCCACATAGTCGGGGTCTACCTCGAACACATCATCCGAGGGTGCATAAGCAGCAACACCTGCGGTTCCGGACACCCGGATCACATTCGTTGACAGGAAAGATGCGTTGAAGCTGCCGAGGTACGTCGCGCTGGCGTTGGAGATATAGCTCGTGTCGGTCTGGTCCTCGTCCTTCCAGAGGTTGGTGAAGTCGCCGACGCCCACCTTGCTGGCCACGATGGCATGTGCGGCCAGCTGATCAACGCCGATGGCACCGGCCGCAATCTGTCCCGCGACCAGCTGGCCAATGACGTCGCCCGCCTCGACCTTCAGAACGTATTCGGCCCCATCCCAGTAGTAGAGCTTGCCGCCGTAGTAGATCGTGTTGGTCGACTTCACAGTCGGGAGCGATCCACCGGTTTCGATGGAGACCGGCTCGATGCCGCTGGCGAAGGAGGTTTCGTTGACGATGCCCTCGATCATCTCGGGGGTGATCGCGACACCGTCCGAGGTCGTGGCCGCCGCGCCGGCGGACCAGGCGGAGCGGTTTCCCGAAGTATCCACCGCCCGCACGAAGACATAGCGGGTCTGGCCGTTGTCGAGGCCTGAAATGACGCCCCGCGTGGCGAGCGTCTTGATCACCGGCGACGTCGGGTTCGTGCCGGGCGTAGTGCTCGTCGTCTTGTAGCAGACCTCGTAGTGCGAGAGGTCGGCATTGGTCACGCCGGTGAACTCGAACCAGATCGACCCGAAGCCCGGGCTGAGCGTCGGGGTGCCAGGCACATCTGGCGGCGTGGCGTCGGCGGCACTGGTGATCGCAGAGGCGGATGTCCAAGCGGACTTCTTGCCCAGTGCAGAGACGCCGCGCACCCGGACCGAGAAGCCCACGTTCGGGCGTGTCACCCACTCGTAACGCAGGCCCGCCGCCGGGAAGACAACCTCAGTTCCGCCCGATTCCGTGATGCCGAGTTCATAGCTGACCGCACCGGCGGCCGCCGCCCAGGTTGCAACGACATGGGCTACCCCGTCTGCCGGTAGGGACGTGGAGAGCGCAAGGCCGGTCGGGACGGCGGAGTCGCTCACGTCCGAAGCGAAGTCGTCTCCCGTCAGTCCCGCGTTACCAGTGGTGACGCTTTCCCAGTCCGACCACTCGGAGTCCTGACCATCCTGCGGGATCAGTTTGACCCGCGCCTCGTAGGTGGTCTGCTTTACGATCCCCTCGGACGTCTTGACCTGGCCGACTGGCCCGCGCAGCGCGGTGCCGTCACATACCGGGGACAGGGTCCCGGGCAACCGGACCTCGAAGGTGATCCCGATCACCTCCTCCTTGCCCGCCTCGTTCCATTCGATCTTGAGCGCGGGGCGCCGATCGTTGTCCCCCCCGTCTTTCACGGTGCTGGCGGACAGGGTCCAGTTCGTCACGGTAAACGGTTCGGGCAGCTGCACCACAAGGCTCGTCGTGGGCTGCGGCAGGGCGCTGGCCGGGTTCCAGTCATAGTCGCCGGAATCCCGCTCTTTCAACGACACCGCCGGCTTACTGGTCAGCAGCGGGTCAACCATCTTCGCGACCTCGAACACCTTCGAGGTGTAGCCGTTGCGCAGGCTGGTCCAGGAGACCGAGTCGAGCGGCTCGAGCGGGATGGCATCGGGGGCCAGCGTGAGGTTGTGCCGGCGCATCCGGCGCTCTTCCTCGATGTAGCTGACCATGAGGCGCTGCACCTGCTTGGCATATGGCGCGGCCGCAAGCGTCAGATCCGCGACCAGCCTTTTTCCCCCATCCTCAGCCTCGTAGGTTTCATTGTAGCGCGGGGGTGCCTCATTAACGTTCCAGGCGCTGTCCGGATCAGGGAAGCTGCCATGCACGCCATTGTAGATCTCGGTGATGCCAGGAAAAGGATCGAAGTGCTGGCTTTCCCGGACGTTCACATCCTCATCCGAGAAAAAGTACACTGGCAGCCCCGGACCGCCGCAGCGCGCCTTCCACACGCCCCCAATCTCGCAGACCTGCCCCGCCCCGGCCTTCAGCAGCTCCTCGAGCACCGATGCCGGCTCATCCGAGACGAAGACTTCGTAGCTTGAGCGGTAGGCATTCTCGTAGACGTCCGCCTCGGCCTCAACCTGTGCGTCGGCGGCGTTCATGGCGGCGAACCAGTTCGAGAGAGGCAAATCCTCTTCATCGAAGCCTCCGCCCCAAACATCGCCACTCGGCAGTTCGATGCCGCGCATGATATTGTAGGACTGGACGTAGTTGTTTTCGCTCTGCTCCCACGTCGAGGGATCATTCCAACGATGACTGCCGGTGCCGCCGACCGTGGAATCCTTGCGCGGGTCGTAGAGAGGAATGCCGCCCATGATGAACCGGACGGATGGGAAGCTACCAGAAAACAGCTTGCGGCTATGCCTGAAGGTGACGACAGCATAGCAGATGCCGGAGCCCACCATGTCAGCCGTCCACGGCCGGTCCGGGTCCTCTCCGAAGTTGTCGACGAGCCTCTGGTCAGCGGTGGTCTGGGTGCCATCGTAATAAGTGACCCAGCCATAGCCGTCGTATTTGTCCCCAAGCGGAAATCCGTGGGTAATGCCCTGCCCGTCGGTGAACTCTTCCTCGCCGATCGGGACCGGCTCACCGTTCACCTGGATGCCTTCAAGGGTCTGGCCTGGAACGTCGCCCAACTCGATCACGTAAACGAGCAGAGCGTTCGGGACGTCGTTCCACTTCTTGTAGGTCATCGGCGGCGCGACGAACTTGCCCTCGGTCGCGTACTTGCCAAGGATGAACGAAGCCGGCGTTGTAGCACCGGTCATCGTCTGCTCGGTTCGAATTCCCGGATCCCGCGCAGCCGCCGGACCGCTCTGAAGCGCGACGGACAGGGCGGAGATCGCGACCGTCGAGAGAAGCTTGCCAACGAATGTCGTCGTCAGGAACTTGCCGAAGGTCGCGCCGGCCAGCCAGGCATTCGTGAGAAACGTAGAGGCAGTGACTGCTGCGGCAGCGCCACCGCCAATTGCTCCTACGACGAATGCTGCGACTGGGGGCATCTCAGACCTCGAATACTTTGTGGGCCCGCAGGAGCGGGTAGATAGCAATCCGCGCAGGGGTCAGCAGGTAGATGCCTTCCCCCTGGACGATACCTAAGGCTGGGCCATCGGACGTAGGCACTGCCGCGCCGTCGCCGACACCGGCGAAGGCGACAGGCTTCTCCTTCAGATGATGCGCGGCGAGTGCGACGTGGTCCTCGAACCCGTCCTTCTTAAGGATGCGGAGACCGCCGAGGGTTGTGCTGTAGCGCCCGCGATAGGGCGCGGCATAGTCTTCGCCCGTCATGGCCTCGACACCGCCCGCAAGGAACAGGGCGCAATCGTGCTCGCCTTCCTTGAACGGCCGCCGCGCAGCGCGCACGAGATAGCTCATGAGCCGCGGTTTCCAGTCGGGGAGCCGCTTCATCGACCCGGGTCCTCACGGCGCGGTGTCTCTTCCTTCTCCTCCGATCCGGTGCCCGGCTTGGCGGCTTTGAGACCACCCCAGATCGTCTCGATCGAACCCGCAACGGCTGTGTACTGCCGGAACTTGTCTGTCGGGCTGCGCGCCAGAAGGCTCTGGTCCGACTTTTTCACCGCGAGCGACTTGGTCAGCCTGTAGGAGGCGCTGAGTAATTCCACTGTCGCCTCTGCAGCACCGCCGGCGGCCGGGGTGACAATTTCGACAGTGTTCACCAGACCCTTGAAGACGCGCATCGGTTCGGCCAGCAGGTTGCCCGTCATCTTGTCGAAGTAGGCCATGTGCATCTCGGCTGGCGCCAGCCGGGGGTCATATCCGCGCAGCGCCTGCTGAACCTCAGGCGCGATAGAAGAAAAGACGAGTGTTTGACTGCGCACACTGAGGCCAACCACGGAATCGAGCGGGTCAGTCCTGAGCAGTGTCCCGGCCCCATAGTAGGTCCGGGACTGCCCCCCGATCGAGAACTCGAAGTGATCGACACCCGTCCAGAGACCAATGGCCTCCAGTTCCGAGGTCTCCCGGTTCTTCGCCTCGATCCAGACAAGCAGGCCGGCAGCAATACCCTCGCGGGCCGCGAACTGAGCGAGGACGGCAGGATCAAATGTACGCATGGATCAACGCAGGGTCTGGACGAATTCGAAGGACAAGCCGCGCTTCTTGACGTTGCGGGCGGTGAACGGCTGCGCCGAGGACGGAACGATGACCGCCTTGCAGAACGGGCGCAGAAGCTCGACTGGGGCCGAGACGGCAGCGCCGGGACGGAGAGGCGGCACCACCTCGAAGAGAGGTGTGATCCCATCTCCGGACGCCACGGCGCCGGTGACGACGCTGTGCAGGGCGTAGCGGATCGGGCTGCTGCCGTAGGTGAACGAAAGCATGTCGCCCGGCGTCAGTTCATAGCCGACCGGCAGGCCGGAGATCCGCATTTCGCGGTTGTTGCTCTCGAGCTGATAGATGACTGGCGAGGACCCGGAGAGGTTGGAGCCATCGGGATCGGCCGCCGGCGCGGTGCAGGAGATGTCCCAAGCGAGGAAGGATGCGCCGGTGGCCTGCAGGAGCGCGATCTGGGACGAGAGCCTGCGACCTTCGGCGAGGCTGGCATGTTCAACCATGCAGCTGCCCCGCCAAAGGCGCGGGCCCAGGTCGTCGCGGATGATCGATCCATCCCCCAAGCCGGAAATCTCGACATTCTCGGAGAGGTAGAAGGTCTGCTCGGTGATCCGCGCTGCACCCAGAAAGGTGTCGCGATCGAGCGGAAACGAAAGTGGCATCCGTTACCTCCGGCGCGGGTTCTTGTTGATTTCCTGGACGCGGACCGGGAGGACATCGCGACTGAATTGGCTGAAGCCGGACTGGCTGATCTGCACTGCAGTGTTGTTGGCCTGCTCGAGGATGGTTGCCACCAGCCCCTCTCCGAGGTCGATCAGGACACGGGTGACGCCTCCCTGACTTGCGCCGCGTGCGACCTCGCTACGTGAGAGAACACGCTCGCCGGTTTGCAGGATGGCTGGCACCTCGTCGTGCGCCAGGACATCGCCTCCGGAGTGATATCGCTTCGCACCAAGGAACAGCTCGGCAGGAACGCTTCTTGGTGACCCACCAGCCCCGACGACACCACCAGAGTGGAACAGGCTTGCGACCGCGTTGCTAAGCCCGCCTCCGGACAGGAAGTCGGCGACAGGTCCCAGGATGGTCTGCCTGAACTTCAGCACCGCGAGATCCGCGACCATGGACTGGATCAGGCTCTTGAAGTCCGTTTTGCCAGTGCTTACGAACTCGCGGAAGGCACCCTCGGCACTCTTGAAACCACCGACGAGGGCATCTCCGATATCAGAGCCGACACGCTTTGCATCCTCGGCGTACTCAGCCAGAGCCCTCGTGACAGCGCCCCAGCCGTTCTTTTCCTTGTCGAGCTCGATGACGAGATCACGAACCTGCTTCTTCTGAGCGTCGGTTGCCCCGGTGAGCTTGTCGGCATACTCGAGCATCTGCTTCTTGATGGGATCGGTTTCACGCAACACCGCCAACTCATTCTTGAGCGACTTCACAAGCGCGTCGACTTGATCCTTCTGGCCCCCCTTGGCGTCCTCATCCTTCCTGTTCTTCGCATTCTTGACCGCCTGGCCCTGCACCGAAGTGTAGAATTCGCCCAGAGGATCGCTGTTCAGGATTGCGTTTTGCCGGTCCCGATAGGCCTGCAGACCTTCAGCATATCTCTTCGTGGCCGCGTCGCTCGCCACCATCGCGTCGTTACCGACCTCGTTGAAGTAGGTCGACGCGCTGTTCAGCCCCTGAGGGGCAGCAAGGCTCGTCCCAAACACCGAGTTGAGGCCAGATGTCACCTCTTCGAGGAACTTGTAGAGGCCAGAGGTCATATCGTTCAGCGCGTAGAACACGTAGCCCTTGGCCTTCTGCCAAGCACTGTCGAAGGCACTCGGGACGACAGTGATCGCGTATTTGATATCCTCTACAACCAGCTGAATGCCCTTGATCACCCCGTTGCCGGCCCAGACCACGCCTTCGACCACCTCATCCCAAACCGTAGAGAACCAGCCGGAGATCGCGTCGACCGCTGGCTTGATCCAGTCTCGAATTCCACGGCCGATGACCTGAAAGACTGCAAGCGCAGTGTCCCCAAAACCGACCGTCACTTTCTGCGCATCGTTGATCTCATGGGTAAGCCCAGCCACCGCCACGGAACCGAGCCCCACGGCCACAGCAAGCGGAGCAAACCGGGTAACAACCCCGCCCACGACACGCCCAAGATCCTTGAAGAGACCGCCTAGGCCGCCATTGCCGGCACCATAGATTTGCGCGATCTGCGTCCCCTGCTGAGCAAGAACCAGAAGAGGGTTCATCCCACCGGCGAGCGAAACACCGATATCGTTCACCTGGTAGAAGAGCTGCTGCATCCTGAAGGACGTCGCCCGGGTGGCAGTCGAGAGCTGTTGAACAGTGCGCGTTTGCCCCTTGAAGGCCGCGATGCTGTTGAGGGAGGCGGTGCGCGCCCGGGAGATCGCCGCAGCCATTTCGTCAGCCGACAAGGCACCCTCGAGGTGCGCCGAGCGAATTTCCGACACCTCCGAGCGGTACTGCCGGATGACGCTGAACACCGGGTTGAACTTGGCCCGCAGGTCGTCGAGCGCCTGCCCTTGGCGCAGATATTCAGCCGTGCTCTGGCCGATTGCAGGGCTGACGCCCACCATGCGATTGATCTGATCCGCCAGACCTGATGCGGCGACTGCGGAGGACCTCATTCCCGCAGCGCCACGCGCGGCGGCGACAGCCATCTCTTCGTGGCGCTGGCGAGCCTGCAGCGCCTTCACCTCGACGGCCTCCAACCCCGCAGAGGTGACGTAAGCGGCGTCAGTGACGCTCTTCAGCGCCTCTTGGCCAGACACTCCGATACCGCGAAACTCCGCCTGCAGCTGAGCTCCCCCAACTGCAGCGAAGCGGACGGAAAACCTCTTCTCACGCATCGACTGCCGCGCCCTGTTCGTTCATGCGGTTGATGGCAATGGTTTCCAGGTCAGGGAGGAACTCAGCCATCACGACCCTGTCGATGCCCATGGCATCCCCAACGGCGAAAACCGCATTGAAGTCCCACCCCACGATTTTGACTGACATGCCACTTGCGACCCTGACCTGGCTTCTGATCTTCCGGACCAGCGCCCAGACCTGCCTGCCTTCTACGGTTTCCGGCCCGAGCTCTTTTTCTGGGCACTCTTTGCAGACCCGCGGACACGCCGCGCAGTAGGCTGCGCCCCCTCCGAAGTGCCAGTCAGCGAGGGCGCAGAGACGTTTTTTTCCCGCTGCACGGTCAGCCACTTCGAGAGATACTTTTCGCCGAAGGCCTCATAGATCGGCTGAATGCCGATGAAGGCATCAACTCGGTCCGGGGTGACGGGCGCCGGCGTTCCGTCCGGATCCGCGACACCCTCCCACCCCTCGATGACGAGGCGGCCGACGGCGCGCGCAAAGAGGACGCCGGCCTTGCCATGCGCCTGAAGAAGAGCGGGAGACATCTTGGCGTCTTCGCCGCCGGCCGCCTCGATCAGCTCGAGGATCTGCTCGCCGTGCTCGAAGAGGGTATCATCCCCCTTTGCCTCCTCGATGACGTCGGCAAAGGCGGGACGGGCGATGATCACAATCGCGGGGTCACCATCTTCAGTAGGGGGAAAAAGTTCATACCGCTCCGAGGCGGTGGAAAGATTCAGACGCATTACTGCTCCGTTCAGGATGGGTTGCTGTAGCCGGCCATGTCGTTGACCAGGATCGCGCTGCACATCACGCCTTCGATGGGATCAAGCGCTGCTTGCCAGGCGAATGTCGCCTGCATGCCTCCGGGCCCCTCGATCGGGAGCCGCGGTTTCGGAAGGTAGACCGCGTGAGCGATGAGGTTGAAGCTGTTGTCGCTGTCGATCGTGTAGCCGAAGTCGAGCTCACAGGAACTGCCGTCAACGGCCTGATCCAGCAGCGCCGTCGTAGCGAACCGCACGACGATCTCACCCGAGAGCATTGCGACGCTCTCGTCGGCGCCATCGATTTTGCCATCATCCCGGATGGTTTCGACGGGGTCGAGGTTGTTGGTGTAGGTGATCTGCCCGGAAACGACGTTCCCGAGCAAACTGCCGTCCCGCTTGATCGCCCCGTTGAACGGACCGAAGCGCTGGAGCACCAGCTCCTCGAGCGTACCGGCGGAACTCGATGTGGCCGGGGTCTCGCCTTGCGAGATGCAACTGACCGTCGCAGTCACAAGCCCGGACCGCTGCATCGACCAGTTGATGCTGTTGGCCTTCACCCCGGTGTTCATCCGGAAAGAGGGAACCTCGGGGTTCTGCAGCTCGATCGACATGCTCGGCAGAGCATCGCCCCCGGACTTGAACAGGTGAGAATAAGGGGCCGACGCGCCCGTGGTCACCGGAGCGCCAAACAAGGCCTTGAGCCAGATGCCCAGGAAACGCGTATCCAGCGGCACCACCACGTCTCCGTTTGCGGTGATTGCATCCTTGGAGGGCGGAAGCGGATCGCGACCATATCCAAGAAGCTCATTGCCAAGAAGCGGCTGCTCGCTGCCGAGGGTGCTGCTGGCGAATGGCATCTTCCAGAAGGCATTGGCCGCTGGAGGAGTACCGTAGACAGATTCAAACCCCAGCGCCATTTGAGCGCGGGAGCCACGTGCACGTGACATCTCAGGTTCCTTTCGGTTGTTAGATCAGCGGATCGCTGGTCGTGTAGGTGATCCGCACCGGGATCAGGGCCGCCTTCACGGACAAGGCGCCTGCGAAGGGCAATTCCGAAGGTTCGGGGGCATCAGCCTCAACCCAGTCACAGAGCCCCCCTAAGGTTCTGTCCGCCGCCAGGACCGTGCCAAGCGCTACTTTCAAGGCGTCAAAGTCTGTGTCGACGTCCTCAGACTGGGCGAAGATCTCCACCTCTGCCTCGTGCTCGTAGGTATAGGAGGGCGGCGACATCAGCACCTCCGGCGCACCGGGGTCACCATCTCGCAGGATGACCAGCCCACCGTCAGGCACCTCCACGGGGACATCCACATTTCGCAAGACACTTGGCCCCACCATGGTCTGCAGTCTCGCGAGGAGCGCAACCAGAACAGTCTCGGATGTGCTTGCCATCCCCTACCCCTTCCAGCGCGCAGCAATCCGACCCGGGATGGTTTCCGCAACTCGCTCCGCGAGCTTGGTCAGGCTGGTGCGCTTCTTCAACTTGACCTGCGGCATCAGAACAAAGATCGGCACGGTTTGAGCGCCCGACAGGATGCCATCCGACTTTCGACGCCGCCCCCCCTTGCGCCCAGCACGCCCACGCTTGTCGAGCCGAGCATCGTCAGCGACGAGCAATGGAGGCTTGCCAGGCCGGGCCACAAACCGGAGCCGAACGCCCGTCTTCTGCTCCCATTCCTTGGGAGATGGCCGCTTGCCACCGCGACCGCTTCGAACCTTGCCGGCAGAAGGTAATGGGATCGCGAGCCAACGGCCGCTGGATGAAACAATCAGCGTACCCTCTTCGTGCGCCGCGATGATTGCCGGTGCCTTCGACCAGATGGAGGCAGCGGCATCGAAGCTGCCTCCTCGCGCCGGGTAGGTCGCACCGCGAACCGTATAGGCCAGCTTCTTACCAAGCCCCGCCGCGGTGATATCCTTGCGCCAGGCGGTCTTGAGCTCGTCTTCCACCTCCGCCATGGCCCCGCGAACCGCAATTTCTCCACGCTGCGAAACGCCGATCCAGTGCTTGAGATGGTCTCTCTCGTTCCCGACAACCACCAACTTCATTGGCTGACCTCGATAGGACAACGAACCATGGGAGCGCTCAGGTCGACGGCGCCGTACTCAGGACAACCTTCAGCCGCCGCTTGTCCCTGACGCGATGGGATTTGACTTTGCGGCGCTCACCAGCCACCTCGAGGATCGCACCGGCACTGTAGCCAGCGAAGTCTCCAGCCCTGATCTCGAAGACGCCACCGGCGTCGATAATCTCCGTCTGCCCAAACGAAAGCTCCTGATCCTCCTGCGAAGGAAGGACCAGGACATCGTTCGCTGCGCCGTCAGGATCGAGGACCGCCGCGATGCCGAACTCTTCGAACACGGCATCGACACAGAGCTGAGGCGTGAACATAAGCTGGTTACTCAGCTCTTGCCGGAGCCCGACGCAGCCTTCTTGGCCGCCCCGGCTTCTTCAGCTGCCTTCTCGGCTGCTGCCTTCTCGGCCTCGGCCTTCTCCGCTTCGGCCTTTTCGGCGGCTGCCTTTTCAGCGGCTGCCTTCTCGGCTTCGGCCTTCTCGGCCGCCGCTTTCTCGGCTGCCTTTTCAGCTGCTGCCTTCTCCGCTTCGGCCTTTTCAGCCGCGGCCTTTTCGGCTGCCAGCTTTTCAGCGGCTTCGGACGGTGCCGAGCCGACCTTACCGACACCTTCTTTCTTGATCGCGGCCGCGATATCCGCCGGCACGAAACCCTGCCATCCCGCAGGCAAACTGCGACGCGTATCAGCATCAAGATCATAGGTGAACTGGCGCCGCATTTTGACCCAAACGTCGTTTTTCTTGACCATCGTGCCCTCCATTCGGACTGGGAATGAGACCCACGCGAAGGATCCGCGTGGGTCGAAGTGCTGTCAGCTAACGCTGGCTCAGGTCGAGGTGTGGCCGCGAACCAGGACTGCGGGACGGAGGCACACCGGAAGGGTCTGCATCATGACCTCGACGTCGACGAAGCGATCCTCCTGACGATCCGGGAAGACGGCCGAGTAGAACTCCTGCCCGGGCTGGTTCACCATGCCCATGTAGTCTGCGGACCCGTTGAACTGGCGGAAGGTCTGGCGCGTCCCGATCGGGAAGAAAGTCGCCTCGGCCGCCGGAACGAACTTCCGGGTAACGGTCGTTCCGTCTTCCTGCGGGACGGGCGCCTCGGCAAGGTACTTCTCCCAGGTGATGCCCTTCCAGCTGAAGCCGCGCGAGACATTCTCACGTTCAGGATTGGCCCCCTGGGCATTCTCGAAGTAGCGGTAGCGCTCGCGGAAGTCCTCGTGCCCCATCAGCTTGTCCCAGAAGGTGGGACCACACAGCGCGCCGACGCTGGTCATCACGTCGCCGACCAGGTTGATACGGATGTGGTCTACAACCGCCTCGGCTTTGGCGCCGAGATCGACAGTGCTGCCGAGATCGAAATCCACGGATTTGCGGGTGATGCCGTACTCGTCGAACAGATCAACGATCTCGGAACCATCTGCGTCCAGCACGATACCCTGCAATGCGCCGCAGCGCAGGAATTCGCGGGTCACGTCCGTGCTGCTGCGCAGCTCCATCTGGCGGTCTGCGACCTCGCCAGCAACCTGCTTCAGCTCGCTTTCGGAGCCGAATGCGCGGATTCCGTCGATGTCATCGGCCGTAACGCGCGATTTCAGGCCAAAGCGCTCGGTGCTGAGCATGCGCAGCTTGCGTTTGCCGCGCGTCGCGCCCGGGAGCGGGGTGCCACGCGACGACGAGTTGATGAGCTGCAGCACGCCGTTATGGGACTCGAGGGAGAAGCTCACCCCCCGGATACCCTTTGGCGAGAACAGGCCCATCTGGCCGACACGACCCCATTGGTTGGGGATTTCGCGGACCGCTTCCGACAGCTCGATGGCCCGAAAAGCGTCATTCTGGAAAATGTTGATATGGGCCATCAATTGGCTCCTTTCATGGTGTGCACCAAGAGGCGCGATGGTGGTGTTAGGTTTCGGGACCTCAGGCCTCGGTGATGCCGAGGGCCTTGAGGGCAGCCATAGCGGCGTTGCGCTTGGTGGCGTTGTCGTAGGTGGCATCGAAGGTGAGCCCGCCACGACGAACGGTGGCATGACGCGCGATGACGACAGCGCTGACATCAGCGCTTTCTGCAGCGGCGTCATTCAGCAGCACAGCTGCTGCATCTTCAGAGCCATCGGCAGCATCTTCCTCCGAGAGGACATACTTGCCGGTCGCGGTAACCTTCCCGAGGACCGAGCCGGATTCGAGGTCTGCACCGGCCGCGATGGTGACTTCGTCGCGGCTGTAGAAGCTGTTCTCCTCGAACATCAGCCAATCACCCGGGGTCTTTCCTTCCGTAAGGGTGGTCATAGTCTAGTTCTCCGTTCTGGGGTTCAGGTGAAGCGCCCTGATGGGCGCCACGGTTCAGTTGAAACGAGACTTGAGGGCGGACTTCACAAGGTTCTCGCCACCCGCCGAAGCGGCCGGAATGTCGAGATCCGTGTCATCCGACGAGAGGACCGCGCTCAGGCCGCCGCTGGCCGCCTTGGGTGCCGCAGCCAAGTGGAGCTTCGCCTCTTCCGCGGACATATCGCTGTTGAAGGCCAGGCTCTTCGCCAGCTCCTCGCGCCCCTTCGCCTCATCGGCGTTCAGAATGGACGCGATGCGCTTTTTCTGGTCCACTGCGGCCGGTTCGGCGGGAGCGGAAGCGAGAGCTTCGGGTTGATCCGCGCCCACGCTCGCATCATCGGCATCTTCGTCCGGAGCGATGATCTGCTCGGCTTCATCTTCCGGAGTCGCGACTTCATCCTCCGGCGCATTGGTTTCCACCTTGGTCATGGGCATCAATCCTTTCTGGGTTGCCATGGCGGACGGCTGGCGCCGCCCGGAAGTTTCTGAAACGAACCGCTCGAAGGCCTCGCGGGGGTTGGCCACCTCATCGGCCAAACCTGCGGCCACCGCGTCGCTGGCGAGAAGGCAGCGCGCTTCGGTCGAAAGTGCCGCCTCGACGGAGAGGCGGTCCCCACGGCCGCTTGCCACCGTCTCGGCGAAGATGACCCGCAGGCTTTCCATCTCCTGCTCGAGCTCATCCCGGACGCTGTCAGGCAAAGGCTCGTAGGGATTGGCATCCCCCTTGTGCTGACCGGCGGCAATGATGGTGACCTTCACCCCCATCTCTTCCAGTTGCCGGCTGTAGTCGGCATGCATGCAGATGACGCCGATCGACCCCACCCCACCCGTACGCGGGACAATGATCCTGTCCGCCTGGGAAGCGATGGCGTAGGCCGCCGAATATGCGTGATCCGCGACAAAGGCCTGCACCGGCTTGGTTTCTCGAACCTCACGGATCAGGTCCGCAAGATCGAAGCATCCGGCAACCTCGCCACCGTGACTGTCGATCTCCAGGGCAATCCCCTCGCAGAACTGGGCGCTCGCCGCCGCCTCGATCTGCGCGGCGATACCCTCATAAGAGGTTTCGCCAGAGTAGCTTCCGATCCACGCGCCGCGGTGAACCAGCACCCCGGTGATGGGAATGACCGCAACGTTGTCGATCATGCGGTAGGCGTCGCGCCGCCCGGACCGGATTTCCTCCCCCAGCCGATTATCCAGAAGCGAGGCGTACGGCTTCCTCGACGGCGCCACATCGGCATCGATCTGCCCGCCATCGATCTCCACGGATGTGCCGTCGAGTATCCGTGGACCAAGGCCGAGAACAAAGGAGGCGGCTTTCGAGCGCGCAGCCAGAAGCGGCGTGTGAAACACACGCTGCGCAATCTGTGGATATTTCATTGGTTTCAGTCCTCTGGCGAGAATTGCTGCGTGGCGTTATGGCCGATGAGTTTGGCGAAGCTCTCACGGATGGGATGCAGCGTTCCTTCGGGCATGATGGAGATCTCGCGCTCGATCTGCTCGATATTGTCCGCGAAGTCGGTCCCCGTAAGCTCCGCCGCCTCGTCTTCCAGCGTCGACATGCCGAGCGCCACCCGCATTGCGGCGGCCTGCGCCTCCTTGACCGGGTCGACGAACCCTTTGCCGGGTCCGATCCATTTCGCCCGCGAGTATGCGGACCAGTTGGCGTAGAAGTCGGGGGCACCCTTCGGGAGCTCGATATGACCATCCATGATCTGCTCCTCGAGCCAGGCCATGACGAAGGGCTGGCAGAAGCCTTGGGCGAACGCGACGCGGCGCGACGTCCAACCGCGCCAGATCTCGATCATTGCTGCCCGAGCGCTCGAGTAGTTGGTCTTGGACCAGTCGCTTGCCAACTGCTCGTACGAAATACCGAGCCCCGAGGCGACATTGCGAAGCACCGCGGCCTCGAAGTCCGCGAACTGCGCTGCGGGCCGCGCCGTCTGCACCATCCCGATCTCGTCGTTGGGATAGAGCATCGAGACCCGGGAACCGCCCAGGCGAATACTGTTCTGGTTGTAGAACTGCATCCGCTCTGCTTGCATCTTGAGGAAGCCGTCGCCGCCGTTCTCCTCGAACATCTCATCGACGACCTCCGGGCCCATGGGGCTCTTGATAAACGCGGCCAGAACCGCGTTGATCACCGCCGCCTGCAGTTCGACCTTGGAGTAGTGATCCTCCATGCGGAGCTTTTCCACGATCGGCGCGAGGCGAGATACGCCTCGTGTTTGGCCATCCCGCAGCTTGTCGAAGAAGTGGATGACCTGAGGACGTCCAGTTCGAGCTTCGCGCCGGATCCGCTTCCACTGGAAAGGGTTGCCTTCGACCCACTGCGAATTTGGGTGCCCTTGCCGAAAGTTGTAGGCCCAGGCCGCGCCGTCGCGTGTCAGGTCGATCCCTCCGCGAAGGAACTGCGTGTCCGGACCGTCCGAGGGATTGCTCAGAAGGTCAGGATCAACAATCCGAAGGGTCGTGTGAAACGGCCGCGAGGGTTTCCAACCGACGAGACCGATACCTTCCCCCTCCACCAAGTAGGACCGATAGGCCGTCCCGAACATCTGCGGGATAGTCTGAGTCCTCGTCGTGTCGGCAAACTTGCGCGGGTCATCCGCGTATGTGCGCCAGCGGGCGCCGAGCACTTCCTTGAACTCCTTCGCCCATTCCGGGCTGAGCTCAAGCGCTCGCCAATCAGGCTTGAAGAACGGGCGGAAGCTGCTCCCGATGATCCCGTCGATCTCTTTCGCGACAGCGCCGCTCGCCCAACCGTTGTTTCTGACCAGGTCCCGGGATCGCGCGGTGATCCGGGTGCGACCCGGTCCAATCTCGGCATCCGGGGGTAGGCTCGAGGGGTGGAACCCCTGCATGGTGTCCACCCCGGCATCGCCAGCGACATAGGGCGCGGTGCCATTGAAACCGGCGTCACGCATCGCACCAGGCTTCAGTCGAACCGATCCGGGGCGCACACGGGGATAGCTCTGTTTCAAAAGATGACCTTTCTGGAGCCGGGAGCGCTGCTCGTCTGCCCGAGCTGGCGCTCAAGCGAGCGAATGTAGCGACGAAGCTCAGGCATGCTGGCTCGCGAATACTCAGTCTCGCCGTCCTCATACTTGATCTTCACGAGCTGCCCCCCGATCGCGAGTTTGTGGAGTGCCCCTCGGGCTTCCTCGAGCTGAGCTTCGAGCGTTGCCGTATCAGTCGCCATTGTTGTTCAAGATCTCCAAGAGGCCACCCCGCCTCGGGGTCTCCTCGGTTTCCCTCGCCGGCACTGTCACCGGGACATCAGCATCAAACAGATCGGGCTGAGGGTCATCTGGCTCCCCTCCCCGCTCATCCTCGAGCGCAGCCCATTGCTCCGCAGTCAGCGCGGTCCAGCCTTTCCGGCGCGCGGCTGCCTCAGAATAGTTCATGGTGTCGAGGGCTTCGTTCCGTCGCGTTGGCTCGACCAGCTCCCAGGAGCTCGTCACCGCGCCAGACCGCGCCCGCTTCAGAACACGAACCTCTGAAACCACCTGCCGGAAGTATTCATCACCGAGGCCTCTCGCGAAGTGGCAGTAGCCGCGATGCACCGGGTCCTCTTTGTCCAGCCAGCTGTAGAAGTCGGCTTTCAGCTGGCTGACGTTCAGCATGAACGCCCGCTTCTGGCTCTTCTTGGCCTTGCCGTCCTTTCGCCGCTCGAACTTCTGCGGCACCATCACCGGGCCCGTCGAAGTGCTGGCACCTTTTACGATGATGACGCGCGACCACGGCCAGCGCTTGGCGAATGCCCAAACGTCCTCGGTGTAAGTCCCCCCGTCGATCGCCATCATGTCGAGCGGGAGACGGACGCCTCTCTCGGTCCGCCAGGTCGTCTTCAGAAGCGCGTCGAGTGCTTCGCGACCCTCTTCGTCCCCGATGTGATGAGGGATGACGACATAGTCGACCACCCATCGCCGATAGTTCTCACCATAGGCCACCACCTGGACTTCAATGCGGTCGCCCTGACAGTCCACGCCAGCGGTCAGAATGATCCCGCGTGCCGGCACGATGCTTCTCGGCCGGCCCTCTTCCTCGGGCGCATTCTCCACTCGGTCGCGCAGCGCTTCCCAGTCAGGACCTTTGCTCGCCTGCTCGTACGGGAGCCCCAAGACATCGTTGAAGAACGTCTGCTCGGTCTCTGCCTCGACCTTCTCCGTCAACGCGGCTTCTGTTTGTCCGCTCGCCTTCGCCGTGTTCCAACCCATCGCCCTGGCGTAGTCCAGCGCGATCGATGCCCAATCCCGTTGCGGTGCATAGGCACGCCACAGATGGAACCCGGGATGATCGCCGTTCGGGTTCTGGGGCACCCACCTGCCCAGGGAAACGATCGTTTCCTTGTCTGCGTGGGTGATGATCCCTCCGCATGCCTCGCAATTGAAGCACGCCGCATGCAACCGCTCCGGATCGAGGTTCTTCCGAAAGTTCTCCCAGGTCAGGGGCGCCATATTCCCGCAGTGGGGGCAAGGCACGTGGTACAGGCGCTGGTCGCTGCGGTCGTAAGCCCGGGACACCCTGCAGGCCCCGAGGATCTGCGGGGTCGATACCCGCAGAAGCTTTGCATCTTCGAACCCGGATGCCCGGCTTTCTGCCATCGCCTCCGGGTCGCCCTTGGGCGTCATCTCGAACTTCGACACGTCATCCATGACGACAAGTCGACGGGACGTGCCGGCAAGATCATCCGGCGAACCCGCGCTGGTGATCTTCAACGATCCGTTTCGCGCCAGCGTTTCCTGGTTGAACTTGGCGTCCTTATTGTCGCCGCGGCCCTCACCGAAGATCTTCCGAAGGCTCGGAGCCTGCCGGCGCATCGGCAGCCACTTATTGTCGACCCATTCTGTCGCCGAGCTGCTGGTTGGGTGAACCACCAGGCTATCCAGAGGACCGAACTCGTGCCAAGCGCCAACGACCGGATTTACGATCGAGACTGTCTTACCCCATTGGGCCGAGCCACGGATCGTGACTTCGCGGGACGGGTCCTCCGGCGACAACACCTCGTGTATCTCGCGCAGGAAGGGGAAACGCCCGATCCGGAACGGCCCTGGCATCGGGGACCGCTCGTCAAAGACAATGTTCTCCTCGCACCACCGCGTGATATCCGGCTTCGGCGGCGGAGCCATCGCCTCGGCGATTGCCAAAGCGATGACTTGCCCCGCCGGGGCGAGAAAGCCCATTAAAAATCTGCCTCCTGCTCTTCCGAGGTCATTTCCGCCTGGTCAGCTTCCTCTTGAAGTTTCACCAGTCGATCACCTCGGTGCTCGCGCCATGTCTCGATAAGCACTTGCCTGACAGTGCGGTAGTCGACCCCCAGGCGATCTGCGACCTTTCGGGCCCCATCGCGCAGCACTGTCTCGAACTCCGCCACTTCCTGCCCGATCTGGCGCGCAACTTGCCGATGCACCTCGGATGCGAGGACCAACGTGCCCTCATCTTGGGCGTTTGCCCGGCGAAGTTTCCGCGCCTCCTCTTCGACCTTCTGGATCCGGGCGAGCTCGTATCGATCCGGGTCACGTGGCTGGAGCTCCCCGCTGTCGCGGAGAGGCAAGTTATCCTCCCCGTCGCTCGAGCTTTCCTCGATCTGGCGAACCCGTCGCTTGGTCTCGGCCCCGTTGCCCAGCTGCTGCCCCGGGTCCAGGCGATGGTTGAGAGCTTTCGCGCAGGCGGTCAAATCGAACCGCCGCGACCGCCCCTCACCAACAAAGCACCCGTTCAGCACCCCACTTGAAACCAGTTGGCTGATCCGCCCCTTCGACAAGGATAGCTCGGAAGCCAGCTGAGTTGCTGTCAGCCTTGCCATCCGCTCTGCGTCTCCAAGTTTAGGTTTAGCGCCAAGTTTAGTCTCGTAGTTTAGGCTTTTCAGTTGGTTTAGCGGCGTTGAGCACCCGCGCTTCGCCGCACCGTATACAGCCCAAACCCCAGGAAGGACCCGTGCCCCCCGGGGGGCCTGCCTATCCCCCTCCGCCCGACGCCTCCGACCGACAGGCCGCCCCCTCCCCATCAGGAAGGCGGGCGCATCGCCCAACCCGCTGGCCCGACAGCGGGGGCGATCCTCAAGGCACGTGCGCAATCGCGACCCTGCGAGGGACAGCAGGCATCACGATCCGGGCGGCTCTCAGGTATTGGTTGCCGGGGCGGGACTTGAACCCGCGACCTCAAGGTTATGAGCCTTGCGAGCTACCGACTGCTCCACCCGGACACGAAAAGCGCCCGGTCGGTTTCCCGCCGGGCGCAAATCAGTTGTTGGCTCTTTGTAAACAGTCTCACTTTCTCAGGTCAACAGGCTTTTGATCCAGCCATCCACCAGAGAGCCACGAGACCGCCCAGCTTAACCCCAGTCGACCGGCGCAGGGTTGATGCCACAGGTCTCCAAACGAGTAGTGAGCGCAAGGATCTTGCCCTTGGTGGCAGCGATCTCCCCCTCGAGATCCTCTCCGGAAAGGCTGGCCATCGGTACACCAAGCAGGAACACCCCGACAGCGTCCCCCGCGACGGCGCTCTTCTGCTTCGACACCAGTGCCGGAACCTTTGCCGCTTCAGCATTGTAGAGCGACGAAGCCCGGCTGCAGGAAACGCCGCTGTATGCATCCCCGACTGACACCGCGGCTATCTCGCCGGGTTGCTTTGCGCATGCCGCAGCGGCGAGAACCATTAAACCCGCACCAATTAATCTGAGTTTCATTAATTTTCCCTTCCCTCCAGGCAATTATTGGCCTGCGGAATATTTCTTAGACGAAACCCAGTGCCACATTAAAGAACATTCTCGCTATCGATTGCTCTTCCAAGGCGTCTGGCGCGGCATCTCATCGGTTACCGAGAACGACGAAAGGCCACCATAAACCCGAAATGTCTCGCGCAATTCCAGAAGTGCTCCCCACCATTGGAGATATGCGCGGCGCGCACTGCCAATCTGCTGAGCATCATTTCGGTAAGTAACCGGGCACACTCGCCGATCATATTCACGCTCCCGGCCCCGGTAGCTGTATTTGCCAATGCCAAGCGAAGTGGTCTTGGCATATAGCTTTCCCTGCTTCACTTGGGCCGCCCAGGACACGGGAACGCAGGCCAGCGTCGCCCCTGGCATCCAATCCGGTTCGGCACCGATCCTCGCCAGCTCGGCAATCCGCAGTGCCATCTGCCGACCGCCGTGGCCCTCAGGAAGCGCAGCAACCGCAGAGGCAACGATGTCTGCGTCCGGATGCGGATCGGACCGACCGCCGCCGTCAATCTGGCACCCGAGGATACCCCGGCGCATTAGGATGTATTCCGTCCCCACCTCACGCATCGTGACGCCGGAGCTCTCCCGGATCTCATCGAATTCAATCCGGGCGCACTCTGTGCGGAACGCCCACTCAAGCAACTCCCGAATCCCGACCGGCGTTGCCGGTGCCGCGCCACGAGCTGGCCGAACGCTGCGCGCCATCATCATGCAGCGTCCTCCTGCCCACGAGCCTGAATGCCCTCATCGACCATGCGGCTGAGGCGATCCGAGAGCTCTTCGTACCAATCCAGCCACTGCACATCGTCGACCATGAGTGACCGTCCATCGGCCCGCTTTTCGCGAAGCACGGTGGCCTTGTGCTCATACTCAGCCCCGCGATCGGCAACCCTTTTCTTGTCCATCGCGGACATCGGCGGGCGCTTCTTTTGCTCCCAGAAACGGTATTCCGCGACCAAGCGGCCATCCTTGAGCGCAGCTTCACCGGCGCGGGACCGAAACCAGCTCAGCAGCTCCGGGACCGCCTCGAGGGGACGCGGATGCACAAACTCGCCAAAAGCCAGAACCGTGGCGACGGGTGGCCAGAAATTCCGCGATGCACCCTCGCCTTTGGTCACGAGGCACGCTCGCATCCGCTCCAGTTCGACGTCGGACATGTGGCTCAGGGAGTCGGCGATACGATCGAGGTCACGAGCACACTTGGCCTCGTCGCTGCCCCTCTTGAAGCGAAACCCGTCATCCGTCAGCGGCTGGATCAACAATCTGCGCACCCGGTCCCGCTTGGTTTCTTCACTGCTCATCCGTGCCTCCGGTTCTCGAGCCGGCCATGGATCGCAGGAGATGCCCCAGCCCAGCTCCATCGAGCTCAGCTAGTGACACCCCGTGACAGGCGATCATGCAGGCGGCGGTTTCTTGGTTGATGGAGTTCACCGGAACGGGTTTGCCATCCCGGATTTTTGGTGCGAGAAGTTGAGCCCATCGACGCGCCGCTTCCGTGAAGTTTTTTTCTTCACCATCGGCCTCGCTCGCGCCTTCATGGTTCTTATATGGTTTATCCTTATTATAGGGGGAAGCAATTTTGCCCCCTTTTTCAAGCAAATTTGCCCCCTTTTGAGGGTCGCTAAAAGGCTGCATTTCTGCACCCTTTTGGGGGGGCATTTTTGCCCCCTTTTCCGACCCCCTAAAATGCTGCATTTCTGCACCCTTTTCCGCGTCAACATCGCGCCTTCTGAGGTGGACGATTTTGGCGCGAGTCGCGAACCCGTAGCCGCTCTTGTGACCACGTCCCCGGCCCGTCGAGCGGACCAACCACCCACCGTCGACGAGGGCCGCGACAGCCCTCTTGATCGTGTCCAGAGACACCCCGACCACGGCCGCAACCTGGGCGTAGGACGGGTCACAACGGAGCGTCTTGACGTTGGTGAAGTCCATCGCCAGCACGTGCGCTACGAGCCGCGCCTGTGTGGACAGGCTGGTGTCACGGCGCACGCTTTCAAGCCAGCCCCATCGCTGATAGGACCACTCTGCCGCCTCGATAAGCCTCGTCTCTTCCGGTTCGATGAGCTCAAACCTTTTGGGCGCTCTGGCGCTCATTCCCTGCCTCCAGCGCCGCCTGCACGACGCGCTTGCATATGGTTTTGGGGGCCGTTGCCCGGCCCGCCTCGTATGGAAAGTTCGTCATGACCCGGAGATCCTTTTCCCCTGCCACAAGGTCGAGAACCGCGAGAAAGGGCCCGTAGGCCGCCTCAGACCTGGGAGAGACCTCAACCACGTCGATGATGGGCCCATCGCGGGCGGACAGGACCAGCCGGAGACAATCCAGCATGACGAGCTCGAAATTCAGATCGAGCGCCCTCCGGCCCGTCATGCCGCCGCCCTCACCTTGTGCCATCGCGCCTGAACGGTGCGGATCGGGAGGCCCCACTTGTCAGCAAGGCTCGAAATCGCCGCAAAGCCGCCGCCGCTGTCACGAAGCTCGGCATCACGGGCCTCGGACCAATGGTCGGGCCGCGCAGGAGGCTCTGGGGCCACCCTTGCCGCCTCTCCGGCGCTCCTCTTCACATAGGTGGGCACCTTGATGGGAACCGCCTCGGAGATCGCGGCAGGCGGCTCCGGGTCCGGCAGAGCGGGTTGAGACACCCCGCTCGGCATGAACGCACTCAACTGCCTACGCATCGCCTCAATCGCCAGCCGATAGCCCGAGAGATTGGCAAGGCTTGGCTCTTCGCGGAGCGTCCCAGCGGTGGAGACGATATCTACGAGGTCGAGCTCCGAGACGAAAGCAACCAGGTCGACCTCGTCAGCAGCAGGATTGTCGCTCAGCGCCGCGAACCACGCCTTGAGCACCGTCTCCCGATAGAGGTCGATGCGATCAGCCTGCACGGAACTGGTGATCGCGCGCAGCCCACGGGTCACCAATTCCCCCTTGCCAGCCTTGACGTAGTTCCGGATCAGACCGATCGAGTAGATATCGCGCGCCTTCCGAAGCTTCGCGGAGCAGTTGTAGGTCATCAGCCGACACCCGCCTGCCTCAACGACCCGGTAACTGGCGCAGGCCCAAGGTGCGCCTGAAGTCAGGCCAGCCTTGAACAAGTGGAACAAGCTCACGGCCGTGCGCTGGCTGTTGATAGCCGCAAACGCCGCCGCTTGCGCCTCGATCGGAACCTGAACGATCATCGCCGGCACCGTGTAGTGCCCCGCAAGCGCCGCCGCATGGACGCGGTGCTGACCATCGATCAAGGCGTATTGACCATCCTCCATCGGAGCGATCATCACAGGGGTGAACCGCGACCAGGAGAAGCGCATTGCGATCTGCCGGATGACCTTCCAGTTATTGGTGCCCAATGGCCGCTGGTAGGTGTCGTCGATCACCATGGAACCAATCGCCACCCATCGGAGCTCCGGAGAGGGTCCCGGGTCGATGCTGGCGACAGGAGTGGCCATCGAGATGTCTATTTCGCGCAAGGGCATGCAGCAGTCCTCCGATGTAGTCGGTGATGAGTGCTATTGGACGGCTCGCGGCACAGCAGGCGACGCGGTGCACTTGCTTCGCCCCCCCGCCGTTGGCATTCCTCAGCTGCGGTGATGCGATCCATCAACCAACACCCTCGAGACATGCGCCGACATTCAACAGGTCAGGTGCAGATGGCTTCCAGAAGCGCTCAGGCAAAGCGGGGTAGTCGCCGGGCCGGGTAAGTTTCTTGCGACAAGGCGCGATGCGCTGAAGCCTGGGGAACTCGAGACGATCCTTGAAGAAGACCATCCAGCAGTAGCTGGTGGCCGAAGTCGGCTTCGCCATCTTGCGCCTCTTCTCGTTCCAGATCGGAACATCCGGATCGAGAAGGACCCCGCGCCACATCACGACGCGCTCCACAAACGGCATGAAGATGTCCTCGGGGCGATCGCGGAATAGCCCCTCGTATCGCTCGCCCCCCTCGACGAAGGCTGTTCTTACGAGGACGGCGACGCCGACGCGGGCGTAACGGAGCGCCTGCAGGATGAACTGCTGCGCAAGACGGAACGGCGGGTTGGTGATCACCCAATCGACGTCGGGCGCATCGGCGTCCCAGTCGATCAGGAAGTCGGCCACACCATCCTGCGCCGAGTAGCCATAGTCAGCGACGTCTGTCGCGTGGACCAGGTCGAAGTATTCGCCGAGTGGCTTCGCCATGTAACCGCGGTTACAGGCCGGTTCCCAGACGTGTTGAAGATCGAGCGGCCTCCCCTCGGCCTTCAGCTGCTCGCACAACGCTCGCGTAGCCCACGGCGGAGTCGGAAAGTCGTCGACGCTGTCCGGAGCTTCGCTCCGCTGCTGCATGACGGCCGATGACCTATTCGCCCCCATCAAATCGCCCAATCCGCGATCCGGGCGATCCATGACGCGCCGAGGGCGATCCAGAGACCTGTCACCACGCCAGCAAGCCAGAAGAGCGAGAAAACACAACGTAAGCAGGCCCGCTCCCTCGGGGTAGCCCGATCATCGAAAGCGATGTCGAAAAGGGGGCGCGGGACATGCCCGCGCCCAGTTTCAACAGGGAGGTCGAGGTCGGGGGCGTCTTTTGGCGCGCTGTGCGCCCCCGATTTCACAAGACCCGAGGCATGGGCGTTGGAGATAAGCCCCGGAGCGCGCCCGATTCGTTCAACCAATCGGCGGTAGGTTTGCGGCGATGGCCGCACCACATTCATTCTTGTACCCCGAATAAGGGCACAAATCCCAGCGTTACCAGCAAGGTATCCCACAAGATTATGAGGTTATCCCCAAAATAGGGGGTTCCAGCGTTAACGCGGCGTAAATTATATTTGCGAGGCCGGATCAGCGCCTTGGTGGATTCCACCCTGCTGACCCGGCCAGTGAACCCACGGCACTGTGAACCGTGATCCGAAGCGGCCGGGAGATATCTCACCCCCTCCCATGCCGCACATGCCAGGAAAGGAGATTTTCCATGGCAATGACGAAGCACCCGATTGCGGGTGTAACCCTGAACGATATAGCGGTTCGCCAAAAGCCGGCGCGCCACCCGCGACACTAGGGATGCAAGCGCGTGGATAGTCAGGCGATTGCGACCTTCATCGCGGCAGGGACCGGTATAGTCAGCGCCGGGCTCCTGACGTGGCAAACCATAATTCTTTGGCGCAACACCAAGAGAGCCCCTCCCCATTTCGAGATCTCCCGAACAAGGTTGGCCGGGCACACTGGCTGGGAGCGAGTAACGATTACCGTCCGGAACACACAAACCACCGAAGTAAGGCTTGAGGGTGTCGCGCTGAAATCTCCAAAACGTGGATCGATCATCCTGGAAAGAGACACTTTGATCCCGGACAACCACGGCGGAAAAAAGGTTCCAGAGGCGCTGCCAATCGACCGCACCGCCAGAAGCGTGAAAATCGGACTGACTGCAGCACCTTCGGGCACCCCGAAATCCACTTTCACTTGGGGCGATACTGCCTACACCACAATTCTGGGGTATGAATTGTCGCCGAAACCGATCACCATCGCCTTGCACTGGCGCTGGTGCGATCACCAGAATTCGTTGCGCACCAGCAAGTACACCACGACCAGCAGACTGAATGACTGAGTGCCCACCGCGATGACATCCAAAGTCAATTGCAGGTCCATTTTGAGTGCTCCCTACCAGTGACGACTTATGATTAAGGCGAGCAACGCGATGCTCAGCACAGCCGACGAAACCGACCGCGCGACCATCCAGAACTCTGGATCGAACATTGAAGGCCTCCAGTAGTTGAACGTCTCGCGGCCCGATCGCCGCTGCAGGGAAATGGCGGGAACCAGGGCACGCATTCATGCCTTGCCCTCCGGCTCAGAAAGCCCGATCGGACCAAGCGCCTCCCTCAGCCAGATTTTGGCGTTCTGCGCTTCGCGAGCCGTAAGCTCAAGATCACCGGCCCGAAGCGCCGCCTCGGAGTTCACCACTGCCCGCCCTGCCCAAGACAGCTTGAGGCGTATGGCATGGCGATCTACCCCGCCGGGGACTAGACAGTGCCCCCGGCGGAATTCACCATCCGAGCGCAACCAACCGATGGAGAATCTGCATGCGGACCAGAACCTACGGAAAGTATATCGTTTCCGATCAGGGCCTACCGAACAGTGGGGACGTGGGTCATATACTTGGCTCCCGACTGCTATATGACCATGAAGGCAATCCTTCCCATGTCGAGCTGCAGTACATGAGCCAGAACCAAGAAGCCCACCAACTGCGGATGGGTTTTCTGGATGCGATGTTTCTGCTGTCGAACCTGAAAGCGATGCAGCTCGATACAGGCACACCCTTTCCGGACGATCCACGCAGCCAGTCGACCCAAAGCTGAGGTGCCTACCGAGGCCAGCCTTCACCGCTCGCATCAGGCTGCCCCCTTCTCGCAACGGAGATGCGCCCGGGCCTGCACCAACGAAGTGATGGCCTCGTCGATCTCGCGCTCAGCAGCCTCGATATCGCGCACACTCAGCGTATCGGACGCGTGGATCGCCGCAGCCTGCGCTTCTCCGCATTCCTTTGCGACCAAGCTGCAGCGCTTAGCCAGGCTGACAACGTCAGCGCCGGGCTGCACGGGCTGGAAGACGCCGCCGGCCAAGTCGCAGAACAACTCTGCGAGCGGGACCGCGCAAAGCGGGTCCATCTTCGCGAGCCGCACCAGGTAGTTGACGCCAATCCCGCCGGGTCGGTTTTCATTGACCTCAGTCCCGTAGGACACCGTCGAGTTGGCGAGGTCGAGCAGCTCTGCGACTGCCTCAACCCCGCCGCCCGCCCGATAGCACTTCGCCACCGCGTCCTGAATTGTTCCCGCCTTCGTTGCCCTCATGTGAAGCTCCTCACGCGCATTTCGCTTGAGCAAAGCGACGCTGGGCCGCATGCTGCGAGCATGTTTTCAAAGAGTGATATTTCAGCCAGAGGGCGCCGCATCATGCGGCGTCCTCGTTTGCAGAGGATCGAAAATTGAAAGCCTCGAGCGGACAGTCCAAGCCAGACGCATCACAGAGCGCCTTGACTTCCATGTACCAGCTCGCTGGGAAGGCCCCCTCGCGGAGAGCATTGGTAATCGAGGCTTTTCCAACCCCCAGACGATCGGCGAGCTCTTTCCGCCCCACACCGTCACAGATGGCTTTTACCGGATTAGACTGGTCGATATGTTCCATGCTGCCCACCTGTAGTACACAATAAATGTACTTGCAAGGCAGAGTAACGATGTACGTTCACAATTCGTGTACTGTCGGGCAATCATACCCCATGGACGCGACCAGCAAGAGATCGATCGCAATGACCGGTGACGCGAGCAAACACGCTTGCGGTGCCCGCCTCACAGCGGCCAGAAAGGCTATTCACCTCAGCCAAGAGCAGCTCGGTGAAAAAATCGGCATCTCGAAAGCAGCGATTAGCAATGTTGAGAAAGGACGCTCCTACCCGGGGCACAACCTTCTATTGTACTTACATCGTGAACATCGCATCGACTTCAACTTCATGATGCACGGTGACTACGCTCAGCTTCCTTCTGACGTTCAAGCTTCTCTTTTTGAAGCTTTTGCTGACGGCGAGTTCCCAGCGGATCAAAGACCCAGTTGAGATTTACTCCGCATTTCCGCAAAATCGAAGCGACCATAAAAACCAACCCACGCACTTAACCTCTCCCTAAATCCCGCAAGTACTTAACAACCTTACAATTAGACCAGCGCCAACTGGCGCGGGTCAAACACGCTTTGCACCAAGGATGAATCGCCAACCACCACCCCAGGACACCGCGATTCAGCGCCGAAGCTCACACTTGGCGCAGCAAAAGTACATCAATTATTTACTAAACCGTTTGACAGTACATTTTTGATGTACTACCTGTGAACCCCATCGCTCACCCGATGGAGGCACACATGACCGTCATCCCTTTCCCGATCCGCCCCACGGCGACCGCCAACCGGCGCGAAACCCCGCAGTGGATGCGACCCGAGGCGATAGCCGCTCGGAGCGCCCGCATTGAGGCTCGCGCGGCCCAGCTCGGCCGCAAAGGCCCTTCGCCCTTGATCTGCAAAGGGGCTGCGAAGTGACTTCCCCCCCGATCACCATCACCCTGCGCCAGGTCGCAAAGCACCACCTCGCGCAAGGTGAGCTTACCGCCAGCCTGAAGCTCTGCGCCGCGCGCCGTGCTTTCCTGCGGGGCGACGATGAAGCCGGCGCCGAGCATCTCGACGACTATCACCGCCACACCGGCAAGCTGATCGCAGTCCGACTGGAGGCCGCAGCGTGATCTCGCTCGCGACAATGGGCTGGCTGGTGATCGCCCTCAGCGTCGCGACCTTGCTGGCGCTGATGGTTGAGCTGCTGCGCCACACGATCTGCTACCTTCACGGGCTGGCCATCCCGGCAATGCCGATGGCCTGCCTCTACCTGACACGCGCGACCGTGATCTGCTTGCCAGTCGCGCTGTGGGTGCTGGGCTGACCAACCGCACCCAATCCGACCGGGCCCGCTCCGACGCTGCCACTCACGGAAACTACTCCATCAGCGGAGCGGGCCGGGACCAGGTCAACGAAACATAGGAACGTGCAGCATGGTGCTGCACTCCCCCGCCGCTGGGCACGTTGCTCATTCTCCCGGGCTGGGGCGGCGGGGGCATCAATCCAGGACACCACCATGAACCAGCACATCGAACTCGCGGCCGACGATACGGTGCACCCGCTCAGCAAGCTCTACCTGCACCCGATCAACCCGCGCCAGAACGGCGATCCCGAAGACACCAAGGCGATGGCCGCCTCGATCGCGATCAACGGTCTGATCCAGAACCTCGCCGGCTACGAGGACCCGGAGCGCCCGGGCGAGATCGGCATCGTTGCCGGCGGCCGCCGCCTGCGTGGTCTGCAGCACCTGGCGAAGAACGGCAGCGGCACGCTCGACAGCAAGGAACCCGACTTTGCGTTCATCCCGGTCAAAGTGACCTCCGATCCGATGGTGGCCCGGGCATGGGCTGGCGCCGAGGCCGCAACCCAGAAGCCCCTGCACCCGGCCGACGAGATCGCGGCCTATGCCGCCATGGCCCAGCAGGGCAACACCCCCGATATGATTTCCCGTGCCTTCGCGCAGACAGAGGCCCATGTGCGCAAGCGCCTGAAGCTTGCCGACCTCATCCCGGAGGCCCTCGCCGCGCTGCGCGCGAACCAGATCAGCCTTGACGTCGCGCGGGCGCTGACCATCGCCGCCGATCCAGAGGCGCAGCTGTGCGTCCTCACCACGGCCCGCGCTGGGAATTGGAACTCCGGCCGTGTCCGGCAAGCCCTGACGCCGGACACGATCCGCAGCGACGATCGCAAGGTGCGCTACATCGGGCTGACCCACTACCAGGCGGAAGGCGGCACGCTCTCGGCCGACCTCTTCGAGGAATGTTCCTACCTTCACGACAGCGCCCTGGTCGACCGCATCTTCAATGAGAAGATGCTGACCGAGGCGTCAAAGCTCCGGAAGTCTCAGGGCTGGGCATGGGTCAAGACAGCTCGCGAGACGTGGTTGAGCGGGAACGATGTCGCAGGCCTTCAGCAGATCTACCCGACCAAAAATGACCTGCCAGACGGAGACGAAACCCGCCTCGAGGAGCTCGAGGACAAGGAAGCCCACTTCGACATCTCGGATACCGAGCGCGATGAACTGTCCGCCCTGCGCGCTCGAGCTGCTGGTGACTATACCGACGAAGACCGCGAGAAAGGCGGCATCTTCGTAATTGTCGACCGCGCCGGCAAGCTGGTCATCGAGGGAGCATACCGTGACGCAAAGCGCCCAGAGACCCCGGAGGATGACACCGGCGGTCGGGTCAGCAGCGCGCCGGCCAAGCCCGACCTGACCGAAGCCGGACGTCTGGACCTGCAGGCAGTCAAACTGCTCGCACTGCAGACCGCTATGGTCGACAAGTCCGAGTTGGTCCTCGACCTCTTCGCCTGGCAGCTTCAACGGGCGGCGCCGACCTACGCCAGCCCGTTTCAGATCACGCTCACCGACCAGACCATTGCGTCTTCAGTTGAGGACGGTTGGCAGATCGACAGCCGGTTGAGCAACGGCAGCAACAAGACAGATTTCGACTACCGCAAGGAAGGCAGTCAGGCAGAGAGCTTCAAGGCATTCCAGGACGCTGGCAAGAAGCACCGCAATGCTGTCCTCACCCGGCACCTGGTTCGCGCTCTCAGCGGCCCGCAGGGAGACCACCGGCTGGACCTCTATCAGTTGCTTGTAGAAGCGACCGGCGCCAGCGTCCGGAAGGTCTGGACCCCCGATGGGCCCACCTATTTCAGCCGCCTGAAGACGGATGCGCTCGACCGCATCTGGGCGGAGCTACTCGACATCGAGGCGGACAGCGACCAGCTCCGCGATTTCAGCGCACTGAAGAAGGGCGACAAGGTGAAGGGGCTCGAGAAGCTGTTCACCGATGCCGCCACCCGCGAGGCTCTGGGCCTCTCGCGCGACGCCGCCGCCGCGATCGACAGATGGCTGCCGACCGAGCTGCGGCAGGCGAACTGAGGGGCAGCGAGGACCATGGTAGCCTTCACAAGAGTTCCATTCGTCAGCGGCGCCGGCGCTGAAGCCCTCGCGGAGCTGCGTGTAGGTCATGTGCCGGCACCCACTGGCGACGCACCCATCACGCTGCTCGCCCGAGTTCCAAGCGACGAGTGCGGCTGTCCTGAAGAACTCTGGCGCATAGAGGGCTTCGACCTGCTGTTTCACTTCGAAGCGGACGGACGCAGCGAAGTGTTCATCTTCGCCGGCGACTGGGAACAGGAAACCACCTTGGAAGCACGGTCGCTCGATGACCTGCGGGCCAAGGCATTTCAATGGTTCGCGGACATCATGGACACCGCGGACGCCAATTAGCCCGAACAGGAGGCAGTCATGGCCGACACTGATGATCCAGAGAAGGCCTACGGTGAAATGGCAGTGAGATGCGTCCTAGCAGACGGTCATTGGCGGCATCTGCCTTGGCCCGCATACGAAACAACCGCACGCATGATGGCCGAGCGAGGCGACCTCGAGGCCGCAGAAAGCATCGGGCGAGCGGTCTATCGATTGAAACTCTAACCGCTGGAGAAGCGACATGGACAACAATGACGTTCAGGCGTTGACCTTTAAGATCAAGGGCATGGTAGAGGACACTGCTGAGTTTTCCGAGGAATTCGCGAAGCTGTCAGAGGAGCAGCTCGAGGAGTTGGCGGACAAGCAGGCCAAGATCGCTGCCGAAGCGGAGTACAAGCAGCATGCAGCCGAAACGGAGATTAGACTGCGCTCTCTGCGAGCGGCGATCACCAATCCTACCTGATGGGGTGTCCTGTATGAGACCGTTCACGCCAGAGACACTCGCCGACCGCTGGGGCGTCAGTGCGACCACCATCCGCAATCAGTGCGCCGCTGGAGAAATTCCCCACTTCCGCCTCGGTAGGCTATACCGAATCCCGGCAAATGCAGTCGAGGAGATAGAAAAATGCCAGATCTCACCATCGGTAGGCTCAGGGGAGGCTTCTGCGTCTCCTGGTACGACGGGGGCAAGCGGAGGCGCCATAAGCTTGCGTCACGCACCCGAAAGGAAGCGGAGGCAGAGGCTCTAGACGTCTATCGGCACGAGACCATCATCCCAGACGAGGGTTGCACTGTCGAGCGCATCTGGGCCGAGTACATAGCTTCGCTGGGCGACAAGCCAGCAGCAGCGACGCTGCGATACACTGGGAAGGCCATCCTGCCGCACTTCGGCAAGTTGCGACCTGACCAGATCGAAATCCATCACTGCCGCTCCTATGCCGAGTTGCGGGAACGCCAGGGCAAGTCGCAGGGCACCGTCCATACCGAACTCGGACATCTCCGCTCCGCCATGAAGTACGGCGAGCGCACCAAGATGACCGACCGGGCCCCGCATATATGGCGGCCGGAGAAGCCGGCGCCGAAAGAGCGGTTCCTGACACGCGAGGAGATTTGGCGCCTGCTGACCTCCTGCGGCAGCCCGCACATCGAGCTCGCCGTCACGCTCCTGCTTGGCACGGCCGGCCGCGTGGGCGCCATTCTGGATCTTGAATGGCATCGCGTCGACTTCGAACGATCGCAGATCAACCTGCGCCTGGATGACTCCAAGACGCGCAAGGGCCGCGCCGTGGTGCCGATGAACGGCATGACACGGGCCGCTCTGCAGACCGCCCGTGACGCGGCGCTTAGCGACTACGTGGTGGAGTACGGAGGTGAGCGGGTGAAATCGATCCGAACGGGCTTCTACTCGGCCTGTGAGCGAGCAAAGCTCGAGGACGTCACCATCCACACCCTGCGCCACACTTCGGCAGTCCACATGGCGGAGGCGGGCGTGCCGATCTCGAAGATCAGCCAGTACCTGGGTCACTCGAATACCCAGACAACCGAGCGCGTCTATGCGCGCTATGCCCCGTCCCACATGCAGGACGCGGCCGATGTTTTGAACTTCACCGAGGCACGAATCCGGCTCGGCTAG